TTCATCTTCTATATTTATGCGTACGTTTCTTGGATTTGCTATTCTTACGTTTCTTGGATTTAGTATGCTTCTTGGATTTAGTATGCTTCTTGGATTTAGTATGCTTCTTGGATTTAGTATGCTTCTTGGATTTAGTATGCTCTATAGTATTTGATGAACTATCAAATAATTCTTTAGGTATATATCTAAAGAAATTAGAATTATATATTTTTGAGTTGCGAGAGATTATGTTGTCTTTAACTTGTGAATAAATTTTGGATTTTTCTTCTCTCATATCTTCTAATGTTTTTTGCTTACCATAACAACTGATACTAAATCTTCGTAATAATCCTTTTTGCTGTAGGCGATTATTTAGTTGAACTTTGAATAAATATTCAGCAATACATAATAATCTATTTTCATCATAATATGGTCTATTAGCATATATAAATATTAAATAGAAACTTAGTATTGTATCTATTGTCGCAACTTTTATTATTTGACCGTTAATGGTTATAATATTGTAGTTATGACACGCAGTTGATTTATAAATAAATGCTATTACATCTTTATTTACAATAATTTCATAATGAACGTCGACATATTCACCTATAGGTTGTTTTTTATTTATTTTTACATTTTTAAAACCCTCATAATTTAATTGCTCTTTTAATATTCTAGAACTTGCTTCGGGATTTTCACTTAAAACATCAAAATCGGGAATATTAGAAACTTGTACTCGTTCCTTATATGGCATATATTTACTATATAAGGCACTAGCAAAACCGCCAAAAAAAACAAGACCTTGATTTACAAAGCAATCTTTGGTAATCTCATAAATATCGGCCTGTTTGTTGTCATTACCTTCATAATGCCTTTGAAAATCTTGATTTTTACAAGATTGTCCGCGTAGCGGAAAATGATTATTTAATAATATAATACGCTTAAGAACTTTCTCCCACCTTGAAACGTCACCCATAGGGCGTGATAGCTCTTGATACATAGCCATTCGTAAAAAATTAGGTGGGCAATAAGTGATAGCATTAATCTTTATTGCTTTTTTGTATATATTTTTAAATAAATTATTTTCCATATACGTGATGTCTGCTATTGGAATAAAATTTACATACACCTTATATGTTCCTGTGTGTACACCTGACTTTGCTTCTACTTCTTCATAACCAGCTTTATAATAAATATTTGCTAAATCTCTCGCATATTCCATAGCAAAAGGTGAAAAAAAATCATAATCAGGTATTTCAATATCTTTGTTGTAAAATCTATATTGCTCTGGTAATATGTTATTTATGGCTGTTCCACCATAACATAGTGTTTTATGTGTTCTTAAGAAATTTTCTAGAATTTCTATAATTTTTTTTATTGCTTCTGATTGGACAAGTTTTCTACCACTAATTGAAGTAGCATTATCTATTGCGTTTCTCAATATTTGTAATTCTTTTTCTTCAAATGTTTCTTTCATATTAGTACACTATACTATATTATATTATAATAATATTATAATATGATATTAAAAAAATGATATAAAGAATATGATATAAAGAATATGATATAAAAAAAATGATATAAAGAATATGATATAAAGAATATGATATAAAGAATATGATATTAAAAAATGATATTAAAAAATGATATAAAGAATATGATATTAAAAAATGATATAAAGAATATGATATTAAAAAAATGATATAAAGAATAAGATTTTAAAAAAATGATATTAAAAATATGATATTAAACTACTCTTTCACCGGTGCCAGTATAATTAGGTACTTCTTCCATATCTACATTTAATAATGTATTTGGTTTTTTAATCCAAGAATAGTTTTGCTTTAATTTAAATCGTCCATTATATCCAAGTAAGTTATTATCTATATTTTGATGTTTCATACATATAGCTTGACATCCCATATCAAAAGATAGTTCAGGATCAAAGTTTACTATTGAATTATCTAAATTCGGTAATACAATTGTAAATTTTTTCTTTGTCTCCTCAATGAATGACAATGAACCTTTTTTAGAAGCAATTTGATTATATCTAAATGTATTGCAATTTAATCCTTTGGCTTTCAGATTAATACAGTTTTTCAACTTAATTAACTCGGTATTTGTATCAACAATAGCAGGTGATGGATTAAAGTCGCAAATAACAATAACCTTTTTATGGAAATTGTCCATTTTTGTAAATAATAGATCTTCTTCTGTTTTTGTTTCATAACTAAACGCTCCTTCATTATTTTTTAAATATTCTTCTAATAATTCTCCCATCTTTTTAAGCATAGCCAAGTTTGTGCTCATAACTCTAAAATTTAATATTAACGGATCACTAGCACAATTAGTTGTTGTGGCATCAAAAGCCCTATCTGTAATAGTTGTTAAAACTTCTTCTAATAATAGTGAATTATAAGTTTCTTTAATATAATTATTATTAGCTGTTGACGAGGCAATAATAGGGTCATTATTATATGAATAAATCTCAAAATCTAAAAATCGGCAACCATTAGTAATACACTTTTCTAAAGCACAAAGAGCAACAAAGTTATTTTTGTAACTATCACCACAACAGCAATTATAAGCACTTTTAACCTGAAAATTTATTAATCTATTTGATGAGCTATCAAAGTCACTCGATTTTACACGATTAGTGTCAAGAAAATATGTTGTATTTGTTAATGTTGGCCAATAAATTTTTAATTTATCACAAGTTCTAGTTTTTAAACTTAATCTGCTATAAATCCAGCTAAATAAAAGTAATAATATAAATATTATTAATACTAATGTTACATATAAATATTGATTAGGATTTAAATTAGAAATTTTTAATGATTGATTAGGCATATTATATTAATTATTATAACATAATATTATATTATATTATATTATGTTAAATTTAATTAAAAAATAGTTATTATAACATAAATAATATTATGTTATATTAATTAATATAATATGGCAGGAGGACTATTAAATTTAATAGCGCTAGGAAATCAAAATATTATTTTGACAGGTAATCCCACCAAGAGTTTTTTTAAATCTACATATTATAAATATACCAATTTTGGCTTACAAAAATTTAGAATTGACCAAACTGGACAAATGGAATTAGATGTAACCAAAAAGTCCAGTTATAGTTTCAAAATGCAACGTTATGGCGATTTATTAATGGATACTTATTTAGTTGTAAAATTACCAAAAATATGGAGTCCATTATTAAAATATAATACAAATGACTATAGGCCTTATGAATTTAAATGGATAAAACAAATAGGGTGTCAAATTATTGAATCGGTCAATATAACTGTAAATGGCTCAACTATACAAAAATTCAGCGGACATTATTTACAAAATATTGTAGAACGAGATTTTGATGCTCATAAGAAAGCATTATTTGATATTATGACAGGTAATATTAGTGAATTAAATGACCCAGCAAATTTCAATAATAGAAATAATAACTATCCAAGTGTATATAAAAATGCATTTTCTGATATAAGCGGTATTGAACCCTCAATACGCGAATATAATTTATATATACCAATAAATTCTTGGTTTTCTATGAATTCAATAATGGCGTTTCCATTGATTTGTTTACAATATAGTGAATTGGTTATTAATTTTACATTGCGACCTTTAATGGAATTATTTACAATTAAAGATGTATTATATAATAATTCAATAAATCCTATACCATACAATAATTTTCCTCAAATACAACCTAATCAAAATATAATTGAATATCAATTCAAAAGATTTATTAATCCTCCTCCTGTAAGTGATTTGGAAATAAATAATGATAGTTATAAAGACTTACCAACTAAAATCAATAGCAATATTCATTTAATATGTACGCAATGTTTTTTAGCCGAAGAAGAGCGAACTTATTTTGCCAAAAATACTCAAAATTATTTAATACGTGAGATTTATGAATATAAGTTTGAAAGAGTTATTAAGTCTAATAAAATTAAATTAGAGTCAAATGGGTTGGTTAAAAACTGGATGTGGTATTTTCAAAGAAGCGATGTTGCATTACGTAATGAATGGTCTAATTATACAAACTGGGTATATGAAAATAAAATTCCAAATGATTTGCAAAAATTATATCTTGCTGAAAACTATAAATATTATAGTCCTCAATTTAGTTATGCTAATGGTGACATTTCTAAAAATATTTATATTACAGGTAATAGTCCATCTGTAAATGAACAAACTAATCAGTGCGAAATAATGAAAAATTTTGCTATAATTTTTGATGGTAAATACAGAGAAACAGATTTTGACAGTGCTATATTTAGTAAATTAGAAAAATATAGCAAATCTAATGGAATATGCTCAAAAGTTGGTTTATATAGTTATAATTTTTCACTAACAACTGATCCATATAAGCAACAACCTAACGGAGCATTAAATACCAATTTTTTCAAAACAATCGAATTTGAATATAATAATTATAGTAATCCACCATTAGATCCTAGTGCAATTTTTATAACGCTATGTGACCCTGAAACAGGAGTTGTAATTGGAACATCTAAAGACCCTACAAATATTTATAAATATTATTATAATTTATATGTTATTGAAGAAAAATACAATGTAGTAACATTTCAAAACGGATTAGCAGGACTAATGTTTGGTAGTTAATAGTTAATAGTTAATAGTATACTATAATATTATTTTACCTACTCGTCGCGTTCCATGTC